GTCGAAGTATCGAGGGCATTGACGGCCGTAATCGACAGCAACTGTCCATTCACCGTCATCATGTTGCCGACCACGAGTGCGTCAGTCACCCCGGCCAACTGAAGCAACGTCGCTCCCGCAGCGGCGCTAACATTGATCGTCACACCAGAGTTGTTGTTCTGCGGTGATTCGACCGCGGGCAGGTGGAAGTTATTCACCTGCCCCTTGAGGCTGGTGAAGAATGCCCGCGCTGCTTGGAATGCCGCATCGCCCTGCTGGGTAGCCAGCTGGACCTTCGCCGACCATTTTCCATGCCAAGGATTCGTCGCGACGGCGCGAACGCCGGTATAGGCCGATCGATTGACCTGCGCCGGCCGATCGAGCGACCAGCTGATCGACGCAATGCCGAAGCCGGGCCAGTTGAGAGTCGTCACTGTCTGCCCCCCGTGATCGGCCGACGACTAGCGGCCTTCAGTGCGGTCGTTGCGGCAACCTTGACGATGACCGGCGTGGCATGTCCGATCTGAGCTGCCGAGATGCGCGACACCTTGCTCCATGCGTCGTCGGAAGGCTCGGTCGCGATGCGAAGCTCGATGACCTGCTTGCCGTTGTTGTTCGCTGCCGCGCGCCCGCTCGGAAATACGGCCAGCGTCTCGCCCTGGCTGACCTTGGCGACGGGCGAACCGTTCAAGGACAGCACGTTATTGTCGACGCCGCTGTTGCCGCCGATGATCATCGAGCCACCTGTCGCGGCGCCCGGAACGCCGAACAGGCCGCTCGTGAAGTCCCCTGTAAATCCACCACCGCCGCCGCCGAGACCGCCGAACGCGCTGCTGATCGCGCGGAAGATCAGCATCTTGATCGTCATCTCGATAATGTCGTGGATGATCGACTGAGCGATCTCCTTGAAGGCTTGCCCCAGCGATTTCGTGCCCGTCACGACGTCGGCGATGGACGAGGCGAGATTGTCGAAGCCGCGCGTTTCAATGCTCTGCAGGGCGTCATTGATCGCTGCGGCCGTCTGCGGAATCGTCGCGGCCCATTGCTGGAAAGGCGTCTGCACACTGAGTTGCGCCTTTTTGAGATTGGACGCGGCAAGCTGCGCGGCTGTGCTCGCGTCGATCCCTGGATGGTCGGCGAGATATTGCATCGTCTGAAGGTTCGCGAGCGCGGTTGCGATTTCCTCGTTCGAATGCCCGAGCAGCGAGTTCTTGAGCTGAAGCTGCGCGATCTCCTTATTGTTGGCGTCGATCGTCTGAAGCGCCTGCGTCTTCGCGACCTCGGCATTGTTGTCGTTGTATGCCTTCGTCAGCTGGCGAATGATGTCGAGCAGGTCCGACTTGGCCTTGCCCTCAGCGAGCGCCAATGCGGCGGTCAGTGGACGCAGCTTGGTTTCGAGCTGCAGCGCCTCGTTGGCCTGGTTCGCCGGGATGATGCCCGCCTCGATCTGGTTATTCACCGCGGCGCGGCTGTCGGCTTCGAAGCGTAAATCCGCGACCTGCTTTGCGCCGGCGGACGAGATCGTCGCGATCGCGAGCGCCAGTTCCTTGCTTTTGAGCGCGGCTGTCTGAGCGGCGTCGGCGTGCTTCTCGACGGCGAGTGTCATCGCCTTCTCGTCGGCTTCCGCCTTGATCGCTGCTGAATCGCTGTCGAGATAGGCCTTCGTCAGCGCATTCTGGCTGGCGATCTGCGCGTCGAGCTTGGCGAGCTCGTCGTCGGCAGCATTGCGCCCATCGTCGCCAGCGGACGACGCGCGGCCCTTCTTCGGGATGCGGTCGGCGATCAGCTTGTTCGCCTGATCGCGAAGCCTGCTGTCGCGGCGCGCGTTGATCGCTCCCGGAAGGTCTTCGTGGAAGAACTTGCCGACATCGCCGAATGTCTTGTCGAACTGGTTCTTCGCGTCGGTGATCGGGTTCGTGAGCCTGCCAAGTGCCGAAGGATCGAATGGCGACTTCGCGATATCGGCAAGGTCGGAAAGAACGGTGTGAACGCCCTTCACCGCCGCAGCGAAAGCGCCGAGGATCACTTGCGCGGCCGAGACACCGACCTGAGCGGTTTCGAGGAATGCTTCATGCCAGAAGCTCGCGAATGCGGACGATGACGTTCCGGCGTCCTTCGCGAGTGCGTCGAACGTGCCGTGAAGCACATCGCCCCAGGTGACTGTATCGTCCTTGAGCTTCTTGATCTCCTGCCGCGTCAGCCCGAGCGTCGCGATGAAGTTCTTCGCGGACGGGTCGGCCTGTTCCGCCGCGTCCTTCGCTTCGCCGAACGCAGCAGCGAGCAGGCCGCCTGCGATCGCAGCCAAGCCGAACGCGACGCCGAGCCCTGTGACCGCAGTCGTGGTTTCCGCCGCAGAGGCCGCGCCGGCCGCCGTCGAGCGACCCATCGCGACGGCTAGAGCGTCTTCGGCAACCGCCGCCTCCGCCGCCGCCGCGCTGACTGCAGCATGCGCCTCAGCGAGCCGGATTTGCGCGGCTCCTTCCGCCGACGTGCCCGCCGTCACCCGAACCTGAGCCTCAGCGAGCGCGATCTCGGTGTCGGCGGCCATGACATTCGCCGCCGCGCGCCGTGCCGCCGCCTCCACACCAGCCGTCGCCGCAGCGGTCGCCGCAGCCGCCTCTGCTAGCTCTGCGTTCTGCACCGTTTTGATCAGCCCAAGCATCTGTCCGAGCGACGAGACGAAGCCACTGATGCCGCCGCCTTGCGACGCAATGCCCTGCGCCAAGAGCGTCAACGAGCCGGGAATGCGAGTGAAGTTGCCGCGGCTGAGCTCGCGCGCCACGACCAGCGTCTCGCGCATGGCGATGGTGTTCACCCGAGCAGCGTCCGTCGCGACCTTGAAGCCTGCAGCCTGATCCATCGCCGCGCGTGCCGCCGACTGAGCTGCGACGGCCATTGCGGCGGCTTCAGCGCCGGCGCCTTTGACGCCGCTGCGCAACCCCACCGTGGCAGCTTCAGCGCGACCGCCGGCAGCCGTGAGCCCATCAAGCGCGGCAGTGCCGGTTTTGACCTGCGAACTGTCGACTGCAAGGACGAGAGAGGCGAGGTCCGTCACGGCGCGAGACTAGCCGCGCGGCGTCTCGCCTAGTTAGGTTTGGGCTGTCGTGCGATCCAGTCGGCGACGAAGGCGCGATCGACGCGCCTGATCGCTTCGACTTCCCACGCCTTGAGCCGAACGCCCGTCACCCGCTGGAAAGCATCGATCTCGCTGAAGGTGATGCGCGACGGACCAAAGCCGTTACTCGAGCGCGAGGCGTGCAGCTCCATGAAGATGCGCCACAAATCCTCGCACGCCGCAGGGCACTTGGGCGCGTCGAGCAGCATTTGCGGCGTGTTGCCCGTGATCCTCTCAGCAGCGCGCAGATGGTCGAGCAGCGTCGATCCGTCCTCGTCGGTCGCGGTGATCTCGAAATGGAACTCGGCGAAGTCGACGAGGGCCTGGATCAGCCCCGCATAAAATTTTCGAGGTTGTTGATCGCCTCCGCGACCTGATCGCGCACGGGCAGCAGTTCGGAATAGACCCGGCGCGCGTTGGCAGACGTGAACGGCAACTGCTCGCCCTTCACCACTACGAACGCTTCATCGCCGGTGCGCCAGCCGGTAGTGACCGCGACCAGCGCCTCGATGTTCTTCTGCTCGAGCTTTTCGAGCGTGGCGCTGTCGTTCTTTCCCATCGCTTGCCGCTTCAGTGTCTCGTCGGCCATGCCGCGCACGATCGAGCGATAGGCGTCCGAATCTTTGCCGAGTACGGAGATGAACACGCCCGTCGGTGCGCCCGTTACCGGATGCTTGATTTCGATCTCAGCCGCCTTGTTGCACGCTTCGATCGTGTCGATGCTGCCGAGGTCGAACGCTTCCGCTTTCTTCGATACCATTGTCTTTTCCTCTCGTGGTGTTGGTGGGAGACGCGAGAGGCACATCCCCCACCAACGTGATTAGCCGCCTCTCCCGGCTGTTCGTTTACGCCGCGCTATCCTGGATGCTGACAATGCCGGTGTCGTAGGCGAGTGCCGCGCCGCCGCCGATGCCGTTATATTCGGCGGTGAAGTTGTGCGTCGAAATCAGCTGCTTCTTGCCGTCGTCGACCGCATCGCTGAAAATCTTTGCGCGCGGGATCGAGAAGCCGATGAAGTCCGACGTGTCGCTCGTGTCGGCGAACAGGATGCCGAGGATCGGAATCGCAGTCTCGGCGTCGAACAGGTCGGAATTGGTCTCGTCCTGCTTGAGGATCGTAACGGTGCCCGATACCTTCAGATCGCCCTTGATGTTGTCGCTGATCGTCTTCGACCCGATGACCGGCTCGCCCGACTGCAACTGGCCGTCGATTTTCAGGCTGAGCGAGGTTCCGACCAACGTTTGACTGGCGTTGATCAGAATCGCCGCATTTGCCGCAGTGAGGATCGCCGTCGTCGAAGCGGCCGCCGGCGAAGTCAGCTGCTGCGTCGCGTTCTTCTGGCGCCCGAGGCCGAGGAAAGAGAACTTGACGGTCGAATTGCCGTTGGCCGGGATCGACACGTCCGCCGATGCGACCTGCGTGTCGGTATAGAGCCGGCTGCGGCTGATATCCGCGAACCATTCCTCCATCGTGTAATAATCGTTCGTTTGCCCGCTCGACGGAGCGACCGACTTCTTGCCAGCGATGGACAGCGTTGCCGCCGTGACTCCGCTCTGCGCGGTCAGCGACTTGCCGTTGGGCACAAGGACCGTCAGCACGGTCGCGGTCAGGCTCACCACCACCAGGTTGAGGTTGAGCGCGGTTCCGGTGAACGAGCCCGCGGTCAGCCGCACGACGTCACCGGCCTTCACGCCGTCCGTCAGGAACGAGCCGGCCGAGCGAGTGATCGTGTAAGGGCCGGTCCCGGCAATCGCGATGGTGAGCCCGGTGATCGCCGAAACGGTCGCGAAATCCTTGCGGCAAAGCGAACCGAAGAATGGCGCGAAGCTGCCCGCGGAAAGGACGTCGTTCAGCTCGCCGTCGGTCATCGAAGTGCCGTAGGTGTCGCCAGTGTATTGCTGGTGCGACACGATCTCGTTCGAGTTGTAGGTGTTCTTCTTCTTCTCGAACGTCGCCGTCTCGCGCCGAAGCTGCGTGCCGCCGGAGCCAGTCGCGGGCGTGCCAAGGCCGGACTGCTTCTTGTACGAGACGATCTTGTAGATGCCCTGTGCGACGGTCATCGTAATTCTCCTATGAGGCTATGCGCGCCGACCAGCGCACTTTCACCGGCAGCATGAAGTAATCGCCATCCGGTCGCGCCGGTGCGACCTCAGGTGTTCCAGTGATGTTGACCGTTACGCCGCCGCTCGACAGCGAGCCGCCGAACGGGAACTTCGCGCGGATCTTCTCGGCCTGAGCCTCAGCCGGATCGGGGCCTGCGTTCTTCGGAAAGAACAGATTCACCTGAAAGATGCCCTGGTCGAAATAGCCTGGACCGATCTCGATATTCGCGGGCTGGGCGCGCAGCAGCGTCACCTGCTGATAGGCGGAGCCGGGCGTCGGGCTGAACTCGACGTTTTCCTGCGCCGTCGGCAGACTTGGCGTGACCGTCGCGAGAGCGCTTTCGAGCGCGGTGCGGACTTCGACGAGGCTCATTGCTTCGTCGCTCCTGCCGCCTCGTCGACGATCTGCTGGAATTCGACCGCCGTCAGCGCGACGAGCCCGTTCGGAGCCTGGCGCGACCAGCCATCCTCGATGCGCTGCGCATACGGGACGTTGTTGGTGAGATAGAATACGAGGCCTGCGGCCTGACCGGGAATTGACGAGACGATCGCGCTCACGGTCGCGCCGCCGGTGGGATCGACGCGCCCCGTCTCGCCAGACGGAATGGTACCGACGCCAAGTTGCCAGTTGCCGCGGAACCGGCCGCCGACGTAGCCCTTCGGCGGCTTGTGCTTCCAATAGCTCGCATCGCCTACCGGAGAGCGCTCATCGAGCCGCTGTGCGATCTTGACGACAATCAGCCCAACGAGCTCGTCGCTGCGGCCTTTCGTCTTGTCCGCGAACTGCTGAAGCTGGACCGAGAAGCTGCTCATTTGCGGCCCCTCACGACGCAGGTGTAGATCAGCTCGTCACCTGCCGGATGGAGCGGATCGACGGCGATCAGCGTATAGGTCGTGACGCCATCGGCGAGCGTGACGATCGCGCCGACCGGCGGTTTGGTGACCGCGGACCCGCTCGTGTCGACAGCCGCGAGAAGCATCTGCTCGTCGCCCGCGATGATGTCGCTGTTGGCCTGCGCCTTGTACGGCGTCATCGGCAGCAGCACCGCCTTGACGTTCGCGCTGTACGCAGTGCCGGAGAAGACGCGCGTCGTCGGATCATAGCCACCCGCAGTGTCGGCCGCGACGGTGACCGTCTGCCCCGCGTCGGCGAGGGTCGCCGCGATATCCGCCGCATCGCTCATGCGCGCACCAGCATCGCATTGGCGCCCGACCCGCGCAGGAACGGACGAAGCTGCTGATCGATCGACGGATAGCGAACCGACTGCGGCGAATAGCGGTCGTACTGCGTCTCGATCGGGCCGATCTTCTTCGTGATCACGCCGCGCGTGAGGTCCGCGTTGAGGTCGCCAGCCGCAGCCTTCAGCGCGAGGTCGATGCAGGCGTTCTTGACCTCGGGCGGGACGCTGTTCGGATCTGTCGGAAAGTTGTCGACCAGCACGTCCCAGCGCGGCCATGAGAGCGCCTGATCCTTGTGCAGCCGCAGCCCCTTCCACGATTCACGATACGCCTGCTCGAGATAGTTCGTCGCGCGACGGAGAGCCGCTTCCTTCTCGGACGTCTGCAGCGGCGACCAAATGGTCATGCCGAGGTTGCCGAGGCGCGTGTCGGCATCCGAAACGCTGGCGTAGCTTTCGGACGTGCTTAGACCCGTTCCATCCTCGACGTTCAGGCTCATTGCAGCGGATATTGCTGTGAAACCCCGTCCAAGGGGTAGGTTTGGGGAGCGGTCTCGGGATAGGGCTGCGGCACACCTGCAAGCGGGTACGTCTTGATGACGATGCCCGCTGGAATGCCGCTCACCGTCGCTGTGCCCGCGGACAGGCCGACGCCCTGCGCACGCGCCTTGCCGAGGCCGCTGAGCGCCGCGAGCCCTGCCGATACGCCGAGCGCCATGAAACGCGCTTTGCCCTGCCCTGAGAGGCTGCCGAACCCAACAGACGAACCCGCAGCCTTGAGCCCCGTCAATCCCTTGCCGGTGACCGTGCCAAGTCCGGCCGACGAACCGCTGCCGCGCGCGCTGGCCTTCCCGACGCCGCTTGCCGTGCCGACGCCGGCCGATGATCCTACCGATGCTCCGTTGCTGCGTCCGCTGACCGTCGCGAGGCCAGCACTCGTTCCGTTCGCGGTGTCTCTAGCCTTGCCGATGCCGGAAAGGGCGCCGCGGCCTGCTGACGATCCCGCGCCTTTCGCCTGCGACTTACCGACGCCCGACGCGGCTCCCGTTCCCGCCGTCGAGCCGACACCCTTGTCCTGAGCCTTGCCGACGCCTGAGACCGTCGCTGCGCCACTGCTGGTGCCGACCGAACCGGAAGTCGTCGTGGCCGTGTTGAAGCCGTCGAAATAGATCGTTGTCTGTCCGGCGGATGCTCCCCAAGTCCCGCCAGAAAGGCCAGCGTGCGCCGCAGTAATCGGTACTCCGGTATCGCGAGGACTCGAGAGTGCATTGACCCAATCGGTAGGGGTTGGCGGATTAGATGCCGTATCAGGCGCGGTGTCGATGTAGATCGTATCGTCGCTCACTCCGCCGTGGCGGAGCCGCAACCATTTGTGCGTGCTAGAATTATACGCGAAACTCGATATGTTCGTGAATGATCCTGAGACGATCTTCTGTAGATAAACGTTCCCATCTCCCTGGATCACAGCCTCGTAGTTATTCCCCGAGTCTGGCCCAACGCTGAGAATCGCCTGTGTTGTCGTAGTCAGCGCACCAGAAAAGGAAATTTGAACGAAAATGTGATCGCCGGTGAAGTCGTAAGTATTGATCGACGTGTAGCCGTTGTACTCGTTTGTTCCACCTCCTGATGGAGGAGTAATCTCGAGCCGGGAATTTTGCTCTATGACCGTGACATTTACGTTGTTGCCCGAGTTATCGTGCAACTGCGCAACGTTCCACTTCGACGTATCGCGGCTATTATCATCGAAATTGTCGGTAAGGGTCGAGATGAGCGCCATAGCGCGGCGCTCCTACTTAATCCTCGGTGACGGTCGTGCCGGTGCCGATGATCGGCGTGACGCCGGTGTTCGAGATGACGATCGTCGGCGAGAGCGAGCCCGAATAGAGGATCTTGCCCGTGCCCGAGCTTGCCGTGCCGATCGCGAAGAAACTCGCCGTCTGCGGCAGGTTCGTCGCGTCGCTGGGATTGGCAAAGGTGATGTTCGCGGCCGGCGAAACGCTGCTGGCTGTGACGGTCCAGCCGCCCGAGGTTCGGGCAACCGCGACGCGAGCGTAGCCTGTGTAGTTGCATTCGCTCGTCGTCTGGTTGCCCGCCTCCCCAGGATCGGCGGTGTGCAGCGACACGTAGAGATTGGTCAGCGGCGAGGTCGCGGCGTTGTCGGCGATGTTGCCGATCGCGGTCGCGTTGAAGATCAGCTTCAGCCAATCATTCTCGAACGTGTCACCCTTGCTCACGGCCTTAAGCTCCTGTCTTCACCTTGAAGGGCCACGTCGGCTTGCCGAGGCGATAGGTCCGCAGCGCAGCACCACCGAGATAGAGCGCCACGATCAGCAGCAGCGCGACGACATTGCCCGCGGTCATTCCACTGCACCGCCATCAGCCGCTGGCTCCTCTTCGGGAACTTCGGCGGGCGCGGCCTCGAGCTTCTTCAGCTCGGCGGCGCTGAACTTCTGATGGAAGTCGGGATTGAAATCCTCTTCCTCGATCACGACGAAATCGCCCTGACCTTCACCCCAGGGCTTCACTTTCATGGTCGCCATCGGATTTGCTCCTCTCTCTCAAATGGAAGAGGCCGGGGCGGGTGTAGGGCGCACGTTGCCACACCCCGGCCTCTAGGTCGGTTAGCCGAGCAGCAGCGCCATGTGCTCGGGCTTGACGGCCGCGACGCCCCACGCGAGGCCGATCTCGTACTGGACCTGGCGGTACTGCATGTATTGCCGGACCTCGAACGACAGGCCGGAGCGCGGATCGGTGATGATCGTCTCGTCGACCGCGAGATCGCCTTCCTTCGGAACGGCAGGAGCGCGCGTCGCAAGGGCAATCGCCGTGCGGGCGAACGCCATGTTGCGGGTCGCCTTGGCAACGACCGTCATCGCGGTCGCCGAAGCCGGAATCGCCTGACGCAGCCCCGGAGCGGCGAGGGTCACGACGCCGCCCGAGAGAGCGCCGGCCACGACGTACTTGTTGTTGTCACCGGCGAAGGTGACGATATCGCCAGCGAGGACCGTGCCCGTGCCAGTGATGACGGTGATCGCCGTCGCGCCGACCGCATAACCGGCGGTGTTCGTGGTGTACGAAGCGCCGGTGCCGATCGCCGGAGTATTGACCTGCGCCGATTCGCGCAGCTGCATCCCGGCCTTCTCGATGATGATGCCCTGGCGCTGCATGGTCGTATCGCCAGCAACGTCATAGCGGGACTGCAGGCCGAGCATCTTGGCGCCAGCGGTCGTGTCGATCACGAGCTGCACGTCGCCAGTCGGCGCGCCGTTGTCCTTCAGGATCTTCAGCGCGTTCGAAGCGTCGCTGAAGTCGCCCGCGGTGCCGAACGGCGTGGTGCCGGCGGTGCCGTAAGCGCGCGAGGCGTTCGCATAGAGCGCGGCAAGGTCGGCTTCGACCAGGTTGCACAGTGCGCGCATGCCCTGCGCGAACTGATTGACCATGATCGCTTCACGGGTCGGGCCGTTGTTGTTGACGCCGCGGCTCTGCTCGCCGTTCCACCGGATGGGAACGCGCTTCGCCTTGCTGATCGTCATGGAAACGTTGCCGATCGTCTGGTCGCCATCATCGGGCGGAATGACGCCCGGAGTAATATCGGACGGGCTCGCAGCGGGAGCGACCGGCGAGATGACCGTCTGACCGACGGCCGCACGCTCGAAAGTCATGTCCGTGGTGACGGCGGGGATGAAACCGACGAGCTCGCGCGACACGACGTCGAGCGCATTGTAGAGCGTCGGGATCAGATTGGTGAGGGTATTCGCCATTGAGGCACACTCCGAGAGTTAAGGTTGAAGCCGCGTGCAGCCCCGCTGCATGTTGCGGTTCCGGCCCCGCCGGAGTGTCGGAATGAGCCCAGCCCGTTCCTGCCGCGCATCATAAGTGCGTAGCCGGAACGGGCGATAGGTTTGGGAACTCAGGCGTCGTCAGTGAGGGTCAGCTCGCCCTTCGCCATTTGCGCGCCGAGAGCCGCCTGCTCGCCTTGCGGAAGCGCGTTGAACGCCGACCGCGCCATCGTCTTGCCGCTCGAGCTGCGGTTGTTGCTCCCGCCGGCGCCCCCGCCGCTATTGTTCGGCGCGGTGATGAACGCCTTGCCCTCGTCGGTCCCGGCCCATTCCTTGACGAAATCGGCGAGCACCTTGTCGCCGACCTTGGCGACGCGATTGTCGCCCTCGGCCGCGACCTGGACGTTCGAAGCCAGCATCGCGATCGCCGCCTTCTGGTGCGCTGGATGCGTGACGCCAGCCGCGACCAGTTGCTCGCGCAGGCCATTCTCGACGACGAGGCGATGCGTGAAGCCCTGCTCCGTCTTGAGCGCGGCTTCGGCCTTGTCCTTCGCCGTCGCCGCATCCTTGGCAGTGCGCTCAGCCGCGGCGAGCTTGACCTTGAGCTGATCGTTCTCGGTTTCGAGCGCAGCCAGGTCTTCCGGCTTGACGCCGCTCGCCTTGCGCAAATTGGCCTTCAGCTCCTTGACCTCATCGAGCAGTTCGTCGCGCTTCTTGCCGAGCGTGTCCTCGACCTTCGCCACCGCATCGGCGATTGCCTTGTCGACGTCTTCCTTCGTGAATTTCGCTTCGTCCGCCATCGGTTCTCTCCTCTCAAATGTGTGCGTGCAGTTCGTCGAGCGTCAGTTCGCGCCCGGTTCCGGAAACGAGATCGGCGAGGGTCAGCTTGCCGTCGAGAAACAGCTCGACCCGGCGCGCGCCAAGGATTTTCGCAGCCACGTCGGGATTGCGATGCAGGAACTCGTTCATCGTCGTCGTCGCTGGCACAGGCCCTTCGCTCGACGCGCGTGTGCCGGCCGTTGGCTCCTCAATGTCGAAGCCGAGCGCCTTGAACGACTTCGGGATCGGCGAGAGCACACATCGGCAGGCGAAATGCGCGGGCGGTGCCTGGAAATCGACCTTCGTGCCGGTAAGCTTGGCGCCGTCGAGATCCCATGCCTGACCGTCGAGCGCGGCGCACTGAACGCAAGTGTGGCTGTCTAGAGTCGATAGCCAACGCACTCCTGAGATGAGCCGGGCATTCTTTCGGAAAGTAGCAAGCCGCGCATCATTGGCTGCCGACATGACAGACGAATGGACGAGGGCTCGTGCGTTGCGGCGTGAAACGACCATGAGCCCCGGATCACCAGCACCACCGGCAATGCGCGCAACGATGCGCTCGTTGGTCTCTCCATTGACCACTCCTTGGCGCACCTGCGCAGCGAATTTGAAGCTCAGGTCTTCGGCCTGCTTTTCCCACCATGCCGACGAGGGCGCGCCGTCGATCAGCACGTCCTTGGTGAGGCTGGCGAGACGTTCCGGCGTCGGCGCGAGCACGTTGACCGGGAACACGTCTTCCATCGCCTGAACGGTCTTCTCGGCGACGATCAGCGCCAGAGCGTGCGAATCGACGACGCCGGCGAGGCGGTCGTAGATCGGGTTGATGATTTGGTCCGCGTCCTTGAGCAGCGCCTGAATGTCGGCCTTGGTCGCTGCGCTCAGTTCCTCCGATTGCAGCAGCAGACGCAGTTCGCGCTCGAGCTCGCGGAGTATCGCGTCGGCCTTGACTGCCTCGCCCGCGCTCAGCCGCTGCAGCTGGAGCGAATGGCGCAGGATCGCGTCGCGCAGCTCGATCTCGCTCATGCGTAGCCCGTGAGCTTGCGATGAAGCCGAAGTAGAGCGCGATCAATTGGTGCCCAGCAGCTCCACGCAGGCCCGATGAACACGAGGCGAAGAGCAATGGCGGCGAGTCGCGCTTTCACAGGTCAATGTTCCGGTAGCCCTCGGCGATGCACCAGTCAGCGGCTAGGTTGCACAGCAGTCCCCAGCCGATGAAGGCCTTCGCGAGCAGGATGAAGACCTTGGCGATCATGCGATCACCGTCGCCAGCCACGGCACATGCGGCGATGACGCCCAACTCCACAAGCCGCCATCATGGCCGATCGCTTGAAGCATCTCCGCGCACGCCTTCTTGCCGCGCGCCTTGCGACCTTGCGCGATGTTGGCGCAGCGAGCGCGGTCCTGTGCCGGAGTGCCGCTCACGCCGTGGCTCCTGTCGCGCTCCCAGCGGTCGCAGGCCGTGCCGGACCTTGCGCCGGATTCGACCTGATCTCCTCCTGATGCGCCTCGAGCGTCTTGCTGCCGTCGATCACATCGGCGCGCTGGAACAGTTCGAACATCTCGGGCTCGCTGATCGCCCCGGCCTGGAAGGCCTGCACAATGCCCATGATCTCGCGACCATCCATCATCGCCGGGACGAAATCGCGGTTGAGCTGATACTTGATCTTCGCCTTCTGACCGGCCCATTCTGCGAACACGCCCAAAGCCCATTCGAGTGCTTCCGAGATCGATTGTACGGTCTTCGACAGGATCGAAATTTCGCCCTGACGTTTGATTAGCTGCGCACCAAGCGTCTCGACCTGCTTGGTTTCATCGGCGATCATGCGCGCGCCGAGCAACGCCATCTGCGTTTCGATGCGCGTCAGTGCGTCTGCGATCGACTTCAGGCCCTCGCCCTTGAACTCCAGGAATTCCGCCTTCGCATTCGGCTCGGTGAAGATCCACGCCGCGGGCGAGCCGATGTAGAGCTTTTCGACCTTGCCGTCGGCTCCTGTCGGCGGCGACCATCCGGCGACATAGGGCGTCGGCAATCCGGTGAAGTGCAGGCCATGGCGATAGTCGCTGTTGACCTGGTAATGCGCGATGTTCTTGTCGACGAGATCGAGCAGCGGCGGAACGTCGATCTCATCGCCCTTGCCGCCCGGCCCGATGATCACGAACGGAATGTAATTGAGCGGCTTGCCGTTCATCAGCGGCGTGAACTCGCTGATCAGCACGTCCTGCTCTTTCTCGATCCTGAAAACCCGCTGCCGGTAGAAGCCGCCATCAGCGAGGTCGAGCACGCGGTAATGGTCCTCGATCGAATCCTCGAACTCGTCCTTCGGAACCGCCGCCTTCTCGCCGAGCACGACCAGCGACAAGACCCACGCATTGTCGATCCGCGTGAACTTCCAGTTGCGGATGCTCTCGGCGGTGTAGAGCTGCAGCGTCGGACGCTGGCCCATCGCCTGTGCCGCCTGCATCGTCAGCGGAAGCACCTTGCCATTATCGTCGGTCTTCTGCGGCGGATGGTCGATGAGGATGCCGACGCGCCCGGGCCCGAGCACTTCGGCCGTCGTCTTCTTCGCGAGGCTTTCCATCGTCACGCCGGAGAGCGTCACGTCCTCGAGATAGGGCTTGAGCGAAGCCGGAACGTCGTCAGTCGGCGGCTTCCTGAACGCCATGCCGACCAGCGCGTCGATAGTCCGCGCCGTGCCGTTGAAGAAATCGCTTCGTTTGACCCGCGCCTGGTAGTCGCAATCCTCTTCGTCCTTGAGGCGCGGCAGGTAGGCTGGTCCGGCTTTCTGCACCGCGTCCTGTCCCGCAATGACGTCTCGGCATCGCTTCCACTTGGGCGAATAGGCGTCGTAATCGGGATGGGTTGAGCGCACGCCAGGCATCGGGCGCGAGAGTAACCGCGAGGCTGCAACGCGGGTTAGGTTTGGGGCTAGACGCCGCCGAGCGCCACGCGCTGCATGCCGCGGCCCATCACCGGGTAGCGATAGGCGATGAAATATCCGGCCGCGTCGTTCGAATGGTCAAGCCCTGATTTCTTGTCCGGCTCGCCGTTCGCGTCATAGGCCTGCTTTTCGAGGCATTCGACCAGCATCGGGCAGTTATCGAGATTGACCCTGAACCGCCGTCTCACCGGCCTGTCGCCGCGCATCTCCATGCCGAGCGGATTGGTCATGCCCTGCGCCTCTGAGCAGATCATCTGGTTCATCGCCAGCACGCGATCCTTCACGGCCGGATTGCTCGGATTGACCAGCACCGTGAACCGCGCCGCCCGCAGCAGCGCAATGTCGCTTTCGCTGGCGTTGTTCGACTTGCGGCTGTTCCCGCTCGCGTCGGGATAGACGAAGATCGCGTGGCCAGGGTAGCGCTGCTTGATCGTCGCGATCAGCGCCGGCGTGTCGAGAATGCCGGTCAGCTCGTCGACCGCATGCGGGTCATTGTCGCGCAGCACGAACACCACGCTCGCCATCTTGCCGACGTTGAAGTCCTGGCCGATGTGCAGCGGCTCCGACGGCTGGATGGTTTCACGTGAAGCGTTCAGCGCGCGGTCGAACTCGGGATAGACGCTGCCGCTGGTGAGGTTGACGAACTCGCCTTCGAGGTATGCGAGCAGCAGGTTCGGCGGATAGGTGTTGCGCAGGTTCTCGATGTAGCCTTCGGGCAGGTGCGCGGCGTTTTCCTCGGTCTTCGCCCTGAACAGCACGTAGCCCGGCGCCGGATTCTTCTGCCAGCGATCGTATACGAACTTGAAACCTTCCGGCGTGGTCGCGACGCCAACGCTGTTTGGCATTCCGCATTTCTGCCGGTTGCGCGCGACGATCTTGTTCCACGCATTACGGGCCTTGTCGGTCGTCATCGTGTCGATCTCGTCGACCAGGCTGTGCGCGACCTCATAGCCGACGATGCTGTTCGCGTTCTCCATGTTGCGGAAGATGATCCTGCCGGCGCCTGGGAACTCGATCTCCGGGCTCGGGCTCGAGCGCAGCCGATAGGCCCAGCCTTTGCTTTCGCACAACTCGGGAAAGCGTTGAAGCGCGATGTCCTCGATCAGCGGGTAGGTCGGAAGATAGTAAGCAATCGACTGCTCGCGGCACATGATTTTGAGCGCCATCGCACGCGCCATCGCCGCCGCGGTTTTGCCACTGCCGAAGCCTCCGACGAAGCATGGGTACGGATCTCGCGATGTCACGAACGCGCGTTGCGTGGGGGACAGCGGCATTAGGCGTCTTTGCCACGCTCAATCACGAAATCATCGACCGAGCCGGGCAGCAGCGCGGCCGTCACGTTGGCGTCGATCTGCTGCGGGATGACCTTGCCGAGCAGCGTCATGAACGCTTTCGGCTGCTGGTGTGCCATCTCGACGAGGTAAGTAGAACCTCCGACCTCGTTAAACGCCTGCTCGATCGCCTGCTTCACCGTCGCGGTGATCTTGTTCGGCGTGCCCTTCTGACGGCCGCCCAGCTTCGGCTGTCCCTTTGGTCGCGCCATACCAGATCAACCTATTTCAGTATCCGAGCCGCCGGTTAGGTTTGGGCTGAACCCCTTGCCGATCGCGATGCTCACGAGCTCGTCCGCGGTCTTGCGCGAGATGCCGATCATCCAGAAACCATCGGCCGACTTCGACACCGGCCAGCCGCCGTTGCGCGACAGCCGCATGAACTGCGCGGCCTGCTGGACGACCTCCTCGCTGTAGAGGCTTCCGGTCGGCGTCGGGAATGCGTCGGCGAGCACGCGGGCCATCTCCCGGCGGTTGAGGCGGCGCTCGCTGTCACGCGCCGCAACATGGGCCGCACGAGCCGCGATCAGCCGCTCCTTGCCATGCGTGGCGAGCCAACGATCTACCGTCGCACGGCCGACGCCGTAGTGATCCTGGCACGCCAGCCGGCCAATGCGGATGAGCACCTCTTCGAAGTCCTCTGGACAGGCGTCGAACCTGGCCTTGAACCTGCCGGTCGGAACGTCGCGCAGCATGTTGCGCGGTCCTGCCGGAACTCGAAACCCTCCCACGCTCATCAGCATAATCCCTCCCCATGAGGCTCACCCGACCGCTAATCGTTTCGCGACGCCGCTCGTGATCGCTTCGACGTCTTCCTTCGTGACCGGCAGCTCGCCTCCGCATTGGTCGCGACGCTTGCCCCGGATCGTACTGTCGAACCGCTTGAGCGAACGCGTCGGCGATGGATCGCGCTGTCGTGCCTGGGCGATGCTCGCGAGGATCAGCTCGAGCGTGCAGCCCAAAGCCAGCCAGCCATCCACCACCGAAAGATTGAGCTGCCTCTGTGAATCGTTCGTCGGGCCCCAATCAGCGGCCGCGCAGATTTCGTTGAAGCAATCGACCGCGCGCAATGTCGTAGGGCTAGAGGTATGAGTATTAACACTAGGTGGCTGTGGCGGTCTGCCCGTTTGTTGCCCCGTGTGTTGGCGCACTTGTTCAACATGTGTTGAAGCATGTGTTCCAACATGTGCTGCACGTTCGGAGCCTTTGGAGCGGGCTGCAGCGGACGCTTTCCCGGCCTTCACGCGCTTTTCGATGATCTCGGCCGCGCGGACTCGCTCGCGCTCGACGCGCTTCTGAATGAGCGTGCCGTCTCGAATGTCGAAATAGCCGATTAGGGCTGGCTTGGCCCTGCGCCAAGCGGCCGGCGTCATGCGCGTGATCTGCGCGAGCACGGCATCATCGTTCGGGGGCGGCCCGTTCGTCCAGTAGTCGAGGATGATCAGCAGGTAAGCGCCGTGCTGTTCCGGCGTCAGACGTGCCGTCGCCTGCAGATAATCGCCTACATAGAACGGCATCCACGTGTCGGATTTCTTCTCCGTCATGCGGCGATCATCCGAACAGATCCGGCTGCTGCGTCGGCTGCGAGCAGAGCATCGAGAGAGCGCCACGCGAGAGCTGCAGCCAATGGCACAACCCCGTTTCCACAGGCTCTGAGACGGTCCACCCGATCGGCCAGCCCATCAGCCATTCTACGAACTGCGGGTTCAAGACCCGGCGCGTCTCTGAGGATTGCTGGCCAGCGTGCGTCGCTTGGTCCTGGGGCGAAAAGCAGTGCTCCACGAAATTCGGCAGCTGATCCAAGTGGCAGCGACCCGTCCCGTTCGTCTCGACGTGTTCCGTCGAATTCGCTCCCTTGTGGTCGCGCGCTGCTGGCGTCGGCCAATGCGCTACCTCGTGATGCAGGCTGATGCCCTTGCGGAAGCCCCGCGCTCCCGAGTCCAGCGTCATCTGCCGAACATGCTGGCCGGTCCTCGTCGCATCTATCGTCGCCGGAGTTGGCCAGTTCGTGCCGAGCGGCCAATGCCGCGCCTGCTGATCCAAGCCCATTTCGTCCTTGCGGTCGCCGCCGCGGCTCCTGAAACTGTCCGTCGCTGGCGTTTGCCATTGGCTGTGCAGCCGAAGCATTTCGTTGTGACTGGCACAGTTGCCGGGCTGGTGGCTCTCCGCGAAACTCATGCTCGTGGGCGTCGGCCGGTGCTTCACATATTCCTGCAAGTCCGGGCCGCCTGCGCGTTCCTCGCGCTTGCTGTTCGCGCCACCGCTGATCGCCTTCGCGGTCGGCCATGACGAACAGTCGCTCGCGTCCGTGGCTCGCGCCAACGTCGGCCGCGCGCCATATTCCGACCGCAACGCGGCAACCCAATCGCTCCAGTGCCGGGATGAGAGCCGCGAGCTGTCCGTCGGCGTTCCCCGTGACGTTCTCGCGGAACAGACGACGAGCCCCGCTTTCATCGAAGATGCGGACGACCTGATCGATAAGGAATCGGTCGTCGTCGGCGCCGCCGCGCTTTCCGGCGACGCTGTTGGGCTGGCAGGGATCGCCCGACAGGACGCAATCCACTGCTCCACGCCAGCGGCGAGCGTCGAATGTGGCAACGTCAGTCCAGATAGGCGCCGGAGCCAGCTCAGCCGCTTCCATGCGCGATGCCAGGATCGCGGCGGCATATGCTTCCCTCTCGACGTGGCAGACCGTGCGAGCGCCCGGAACCGCCACTTCAACGCCGACACCGAGCATTCCGGTACCGGCGCAGAGCTCAATATTTCGGAGGGGACATGCAGCCAGGTCATGCACAGCCACACTCCCGCCGCACTTCATTGAACCGCGCCTGCAGCGTCTGCCCCGGTCGCCTGGTCGTGCGTGCGATGACGCTGATCTCGCGGATCAGGTCGACGTCGGACTTGAGGAGATGGACGCGGTTCATGCGGCTCTCCAAAGGAGCGCTTTTTGGCCGTTCGGAATTCTATGCTTGCCGCGGGCCATCGGATGCTTTGGCGAGCCGTCATTGTTGAAGCCCCAGCACCAAAGAGCCGGGCATGGCATCACGCCTTGCTGAATTTCCTCAATGAAATGCTGGGTCCAGTCTGCATCCCATGCGATCGCGCCGAAGCAGACGAATACCTGATCGACTTCCCGGCTTGCCTTCTCCACGAACGAAAGGTTCTTGTGGAGCATGTCGCGAGCCCACCAATCCGGTCCGTTGTTCTCCCAATCAGCCATCCGCCTACATTCGCGCGGCGATGACGTGACGAACGGGTAGAGGTTCCACAGTCGGTAAGCCGCGAAACCGTTGTCACGGAACCATTTGGTCAGCCAACCGGAGGTCGGGTCGTCTCTGTCGCCGTTCGCATCCGACGGATTGCAGCCGATGACGCCAGCGACTTTCCCATTCGAAGCCCAGCGGCGGCTCAGCTCGGCTCGGCAGCCATCATAGAAGCGCGCGCCGCGTTCAATCGCGCCGTTCGCGAACGGATCGACGCAATCAAGCATTAGCTGCGCGCTCACAGCGCCACCGCCGTCAGCTCGAGGCGCGGACGCGAGGAATAGAACTTGCTGACGGTCAGCTCGACGACCTGGCTGTCATCGCGCCATACGATGCCGTTGAGCGCGTCGATGACCTTCGCGAAGTTGTCGACGTCGGGCTTCGTGAGCGGCCGCAAGTCGCCCATCTCGGCGGCGGGCCCCTTGCTCTTATGCTTTGCGATCGCTTGCGGCGTCTGCATGAACGCCCTGATCTTCACGCACAGCGGACCTTGAAGCTGGTCGCGCCCTTCCATGACGCGGCCAGCCTCAAGCCGGATGAGATCCTCGTAACGGCGCGTTTTCGCGGGCGTGAACACCCTTGCATGGCCGTTCACAGTCGTTGCTCGACCGCGGCCCTTTGGCACTGGCGCGCCTGGAACGAGGATCACGATCACAGCGGCAGCGCACCCTGCAATCCGAGCGCGTCGGCGTAGGTTTCGAGCAGCGCTGCGGCTTCCATGCGCGCTTCGCTGTCCATGCCGCGCAGGCGCACGATCCGGCGCATGGTGGCCTTGTCGTAGCCCTGCGCGTGCGCCTCGGAATAGACGCTCGCGACGTCTTCGTTGAGCGCCTTGACCTCTTCCTTCAGCCGCTCGATCCGTTCGATGAAAAGGCGCAGCTCGGCCGCTGCGACAGTCGGACCGCCAGCCCGACTCTTAACGATGTCAAGCGCTTCCCGAACCTCGTCCAGCGTGTGCTCCGGACCGCCATTGACGCTGATCGTCGTCTCGCAATCTCGTGCCATTAATTTTCCCTCCGTTTCGTAACGTGCCTCCTCGCGCGCGTGCACGTGCACCTGCGCACGCGAGGGCTCAGGCAGCGCCAGTTCGCCGCTTGCAATGTCGGCTTCGTGCAATGCGGCTTCGGCGGCGCCGATGGTGGACAGCTCGCACGCGCGCTCGATTGTCTCGCCGTCGGCGCGGAGCTGGAGATATTGCTGGAGCTGGAGGCTGCTCATCAGTGCCTCGCGAACGCGATTGAGCGCTTCGAATGCCAGCAGAGGCCGCACGTGCCACAGCAGTCTGTCGCGTTCGTTTGAGCGGGGCACTGGATCGCCTGCGGATGCGTGTCGGGCATCAGCTGCGAGCCGAGCGTGGGCCCGTCGAGGCCGGAGAAGCGGATGGCAAAGCGTTCCCAATCCCGCGTCGCCATGCGCATCAGCATCGCGCCGATCTCCGTCAGCGCAGGATCGTGAGCCGTGAAGCCGAAGACGTGGAGCGCCGGGAACGTGTCAAGCGCATCCGCCCATAGCTGGACGTATGCCGTGCTGTAGAAGTCGC